CAGCCACGGCGACAAAATCGCTAAGATGAGGGTGAACTCGCTCGGTTCGTTGTATTACTTCGTTAAGAACACCCTCCGGCGCCGCCGCCTCACAGACTCCCTTCACAAACCTTGGTGTCGTTCTTTAGAACGCGACCATCTCAAAGACGTCTACGAGTTACCTCGTGACCATTTCAAGTCCACCATCTGCTCTGAAGGCTTTCCGATGTGGCGGTCGCTTCCTTTTGACAACAAGGACGAGGACCTATTTCGACAAGCCGGCTATGGTGATGAGTTTGTAGCCTTCATGAAGCGAATGCATCGTCGAGATAATCGCAACCTCCTCGTAGCAGAGAACGTAACGAACGCAGCAAAGCTGGGGACTAGAATCAGTGGACACTACGGCAGCAACGCGCTTTTCAGAGTGCTCTTCCCAGAGATACTCCCTGATTCCTCTTGTACTTGGTCCAACTACTCGTTGCATCATAAACGGACGCCCGGCGCTGCTTCGCATGGCGAAGGAACCTACGATTTCCTGGGGGTGGGTGGTGCGCTTCAATCGAGGCACTACAACGGCTTGCTCATTCAAGACGACATCGTCGGTCGTAAAGCCATTGAGTCAATCAGCGTCATGGAGAAAGCGATCGACTATCACCGGCTTCTAGTCGGTGCGTTTGAGAATCCTGATTCTGCGACATACGAGAACGACGAGTTTATTGTAGGTAATCGTTGGTCCTACGGCGACGTTAATTCCTACCTACGTGAGCACGAACCTTGGTTCAACATCGTTACCCATAGCGCTCTCGGAGGCTGCTGTGCCGACCACCCAGCCGACACCCCTATCTTCCCCGAAGAGTTTAGCTTCGAGAAGCTCGAGAAATGGCGTAAGCGTTTAGGCTCGTATCACTTTAGCTGTCAGTTTCTAAACAACCCTGCCGCCCCAGAGAACGCCGACTTCAAAGAGCCTTGGCTCAATGAGTTCTCTATCGAAGAGCCTGATACCCAAAACGCCTTCAAACGAATGATTCGTCACAACGTCACTAATGGAATAGTCCGCAAGGACTTCCCAACCGCTCATTTGCGGTTGGGAATGACGGTTGACCCTAATCACTCAGGCAATCAGGGAATGGGCCGATGCCGTCATGCGATTATGGTCGTAGGCATGTCTGCGGCTGGGGACTATTACCTACTCGACTGCTGGGCGAAAGCCTCAGGCTACGACGAGTTTTACAATGAAATCTTCAATATAGCAGGCAAGTGGGGTCTTACAAAAATCGGTCTCGAAACTGTAGCAGCACAGAAATATATTGGACACCATCTTCAAGCTATGTGCCGAATTAAGGGACAACGTCTTAACATCGTTGAGTTGAAAGGCGAGGTCGAGGGACCAGATGGCGAACTCACTCGGCGTAAAGAATGGCGCATACGGAACGTCCTCGCGCCAATCTTCGAAGCGGGTCAGTTCTTTTACCAGAAGAAATTCCAAGACTTTCTTGGCGAGTATACAACCTTTCCGAAGGGTCGCTTCGTGGATACGTTGGATGCGCTCGCGTACATGCCGCAGTTGATTAAGGCTCCGCAACGCTACGATGAGTATTTGAAACAGCTTCACGCTAACCAGCTCGGAGCAAAAAGGATTCGTTCACCCTACACGGTGGGGGTGAACTAGTGACGGTTTTGTACGTACTTTTCGGACTATTCTTTCTAGTCCAACTTTTGATTTGGAGGAAGCAGATGTCAACTCAAGCAGATTTGGTAGCAGGAGCGACAGCTTTAGCTTCGGGAGCGAACGCTCTAGCTTCGACGGCGACTGCGGTGCAGCAATTGGTCGCGGCGCTCAAAGCGAGCGGAACTGGGGTTGTTGACCAGGCTACGCTTGACTCTGTCGTGGCCTCGCTCTCGACTAGCCTCGCGAGCATCCAAGCTTCACAGGAAGCGTTGCAAGCTCTGGTCCCTACTACACCCGCCGTATAGAGAGGCGGAGACAGATGTTCGACTTGCTTAAGCAGCACTTCGATAAGTTGCTTCTGACTTTCTTTGTGCTGTATTTCTCTCTATTGGGTTTTCATTCGATTTTCTATCTCACACACCATGATGGAACAATCGCGAGTAATCCAATAGTTCAGGGTTTTATGGCAGCGATGCTTGATAATCAGAAGCTGATTATCGGCGCGCTTCTTGGTCTGATTACGGGGAAGGCTCTTGCTTCCACGGGAGGAAAAGATGGGACGACGACTGTTAGCAGTAGCACTACTGATTCCACTAGCTCTTCTCATTAGCGGCTGCAAAGACCCTTACGGCGCCTCGGTAAAAGCCGGCGCCGACGTTGCTGATGGGGTCGCTCAGGGACTCAAGACCGTTCTGAGTCTTCAGCAACAGGGGACGATCACCTCGGCTGAAGCAATCAGCGCGGCAGGGTATTTCGAGTTCGCAAACAAAGCGGACGAGGCCTATCTGAGTTGCGTGTCAACCGCTCACGCAAATGGGAATAAGCCGGGGACTTATACGGCTTGTATCCAGTCGTTCAATACGACCCTGAACAACCCACAGCAACTTGTGTTGATTCACGTCAAGGATGCTAGCGCCTCACAGACGATTACCACGATTGTCAATGGCCTGGCGACGGGTTTGACCTCGCTTCAGACCGCACTGGGAGGTGCATGATGGACCCGAATGCAATCGTTAATTTGGCGCTCATTGCGCTGAATGGGGTGTTGTCCTTGATCAATAGCATCAAGGGTCAGTCGGGACTCACCGACGATGCAATCTTGGCTCAAGCTCAGCAAGTCACCGCTGGGAATGACGCTGCGTATCAACAGCTCGTGGCTGGGCTGAACGGCGCGGTCATCAACGTCACCCCAACGAGCGTGACGTCGACGCCTCCGGCACCGAAGGTTTGACATGCATCAGTGGAATACATGGGGTGTAATGGGTTGGTTTGGTTTGTTTTTCATCTGTCTCACTTATGAGATATGGTGCGGAGTGAACCACGCCGCTCGAACTCCAATGCTGACACAGGTAACGGTCAGGTACATCCCCTGGCCGTTCACACTCGGTTTTATCATTTGGCTCTTTTGCCATTTCGCTGTACGTTACTTCAACCCGACGTACATTCAATGGCTCAAGAGCGGTGGAGCCGGAGGCTAATGGCCGAGGACCTCATACTCGCGAAGTTAAGTCCTGAGAAGAAAATAGCTCTCGCGACTTTCCTTCAGAACCGTGTCCGTGAACTCAAGGCTTCCATGAGGGAGCTTTATGAGGAAAAGGTCACGAAGTGGGCTATGGCTTATGAAGCTCGCCCGCGCGAGGAGAGTCGTCAGTTCCCCTTCGAAGGGGCTTCGAATCTGGTGATTCCCATCATCGCGATTCATACTGACACTCTCCACGCGCAAATCATGGCTGCTATTTTTAAGACGCAGCCTATTATCGTATCGAAGATTTTGGGTAATTTCGGTCCAGACTCAGACCAGTTCAAAGATGCTTATGAAGAGTTCATGCAGTTCGTCGCTATTGAACCTTCCGAGCTCGACCTTTATCGTGTTTATAATGAAGGCTTCAGCGAATGCATCAAGTACGGGACGGTGACGTTCAAGTGTCCTTGGGAGAAGCACACTCGTGACTTCCTTATCCCTGGAGGAGATGGGACAGGTAAGGCGTCGGATTATCAAACCAAGACCATCTACGAAGGACCTCGTCCGGAGAAGCTTCCTTTTAACTCGTTCTACTATCCAATAGGTGCGAAGCGTCTTGAGGATATGGATATTAAGTGTCACAAACGTCGTTTGCTCAAGCATGAGCTTGAGGAGCGGATGCATACAAGTCTTTATGACAAGGACGCTGTTAACACAGTCCTAGCCTCACCAGATAGGACGAATCCTGAAGAGCCTCAGAAGGCCAAAGAAGAAACACTCGGAGCCAAGACCTCACCCTCCTACGGCTATAAAGAGTGGGACATTTGGGAGTGCTTCGTAACCTATCGCTATAACGACGAAGCCTTCGCTCCCCGAATGGTTGTGTCGTATCACGAGAAAACAAATACAATCCTCCGAGCGATGTATGACAACTTCGATCAGGAATGGTTTGTAGGCGCTCGGATGGCTCACCGTGACGACATGTATCCGGGATACGGCTTCGCCGAAATCCTGTGGATGTTTGAAGAGGGAGCCTCCGAGACCTACAATGGATACCGTGATAATCAAACCGTCGCTAACACTCGTGTCTGGAGAGTCGACCCAGATTCAAAACTTCACCAAGGCTATAGAATCTATCCTTCGGCAATGCTCCCTGCCGCCAAAGATGAAATTGAAGCGCTTGCTCATGGTGATGTCTCAAACATCAACCTCGATGAATTACGACTGCTTCTTGAGCTCGCTGAAAGACGCTCTGGGGTAAGTCCCCCGCAGCAAGGCATGGGAGCTGGAGGTCCGGGTAAGAAGGGTGTTTACTCGGCCATGTCGACGCTATCGCTTTTGCAAGAAGGTAACTCACGCAAAGACCTTAACGTCTCGGACATGCGTGATGCTCACGTTCGATTGGCTCGTTTGATAAGCCTTCAGTACGGTAAGTTCGGTTCTGATAGCAAACACCACGAAGGTCGTTTAGCTCTCTTTGGTTCGAAGAACAAGCTCATCCAAAAGGCTCTTGAGATGATAGCTCAGAGGAAGATGGGTCTTCCTTGTTATTCTTCGACTGCTAGTATTAACAAAGAGGTTGAGAAGCAGAACGACATGATGTTGAGTCAAATGATGTGGAGGCATTATCAGGCTATTTCCACGTTGCTCGGCTCTCTTCAAAATGCACAGACCCCTCCACTCGTGAAGCAATACTTCCTCGAAACAATCATGGCTGCGAATCTTTTGATGAAAAAGATACTGCGTAACTTCGGCCATGACGAGGTCGAGCGTTTGGTTCCTGACCCTGTCAAGACAATCAAAGCGATGATGGAACAAGGAGGACAAAATGGCGGAACCGGCGAAGGCGCAGGTCCAGCGCAAAGAGCTCTCCCCGAGGGAGAAACTCCTGGCGAGATCGGCGGCGGTCCTCCGTTGGCTGGAGGCGCCGGAAGCACGCCTATTCAATGAGTTCCTTGCGGATGTTAGGCTTCGTGAGAATAAGAAGCTCATGGAGTCTGACAATCAAGCGGCGATGTTTCGTGCTCAGGGGAGCGTGGGTATCCTCGACTTAATCAAAGAACTTCCCGGCGACTTACGTCAGTACGAGAAAGATGTAATCGCAGGAAAAATACAGCCCTTGAAGGAGGAGTAAGATGGCATGGTTTAATAAGGAGCAAGAAGCAAAGCTTCCCGAAAGACTTAAAGGGAAGACTCCCGAGCAAGTTCTTGCCGAGCTTGAGAAGGCCGACAAACTCGCAAACGATCTCGAGCTCGAGAAAGCGGCTCGTCGAGCGGATGCGGAGAAGGTTACTCAGATCGAGACGGAGTTTAATACCGTCAAGAATCAGCTCGCGACGATTGAGGCCAACAGGAACACTAAGCCTCCCGAGAAGACTGTCGTCAGTGCGGAGCAGATTCTCGAGAATCCTGATGCGGCGATTACGACAAAGGTCAATGAGCTCACGGCTCCGTTGACGCATCTGACGATTCAAAACAACGCGCAGACGGCGAGGATGCTCGCGCAGCAGCAGCTCAATAACACCGACTTGGCCTCTGGTGGGAAGTCAATGGACGGCCGTTTGTTTCAGGCCTGGTCTCAGGAGATTGATGCCGAGGCCGGGAAGTACAAACCAATTCAGTTGATCACTCCTCAAGCCTGGCTTGGCATCTTTTACTACCTCAAAGGCACTCACGCCGACGAGCTTCGTGACCCCGAAACCCGGAAGAAGAAGTACAACTTCCTCGAGCCTACGTCGAGCGGTATTGCTCCCGCTTCGCGAGAAGAAAAGAAAACCGGCGCCGAGGGACTTACCGACGAGGAGAAGCGAATCGCCGGTCGTATGGGAGTCACCCCAGAGGCGTACGCGAAGCGCAAAGAAGCAATGCAGTATGTGAACGGCTAAGGAGACGACAATGCCAGACCCGACGATCACTTCGAAGAATCTTCCTCCAATTCAGCAAGGAGCTCCTTCTCTGGCGAAGCCTATCGAGCCTGAAATCGTGGCTTCGATCCCGTACGACCAAATTGAGGCCAAGCCTCTTCGGTCGCCCAATTTCATCAATCTTCTTCCCAAGAACCCCAATATGTCTTTGTTTTGGGGAAACCGAGCGGTGGGTGAGAAGGAGTCCGGCTTACGTTATGACCAGCTCATAGCGATGGGTTTTGTCCCGGCGAAGCCTGACCAAGCCTACACTCGCAATCCCGAGACGGGACAGAAACTACCTGTACCTCAGTCGCTCTGCCGTGACGGTCGGGTGATGTACGGTGATTTGATCTTGCTCATCATCCCACGAGCCGACTACGTCGGAGCTCAAAAATGGAACGAGCAAAGCGCTCGTCGTCGTGTTAAGAAGCCTGGCGTTGTTATTGAAGGTGCCGGAGCCTCAAGCGACATCGGCGGACGTGAGGTCGTTGCTCAGGACGGTCGCGCACCAATGCGCGGAGCCGGCTTCCCGAATAATCCCAAGGTATCAACTTTTGTTCCTCAATTAGCTGAGGTTGATGCAAAGACGGCCGATAACTCGGGACCGACGAACTTGGCTGACAAGACTTAAAAAAGATTTACGACATGCCCCTGTCGTAAGTGTTAACGAAGTTAATGGTTATCTCAAGGAAAGGAGTAATCTGTGGCCTCAGCTGAAATACATTCGGTACAGACGACGTCGGGCAACCAACCTCGTATGCGCCGTATTATTGAAGAAGCAGGCCAGACGTTCCTGCCGGGAACTCCTGTGCAGATAGCCGCCGGCGACGGGGGCTTGAAAGCGTGGGATGGAGCGACAGTTGCGCTTGGCATTGCTGGTTTCTCAAAGGAGGCGGGTAACAACCTCGGTGCACTGGGAGTCAATCCAACCGCGGCTGTGAACCCGAACGCTCAACCTTCAGCAGGCTCAGTACCTTTTGAGCCTTCTGCGGTGAGTATCACAAGACCCTTCTTCAGAGATGGTCGTATCGGTTTTGAATCTGCTGACAACGATACGATCTTCCTTGGACAAGTAGGTCCTGCTCAGACCGCTCTTGCTACCGACGTTGGTAAGCAATACGGTATGACAATCGACGCCGACAATCATTGGTACGTGGACAAGACGAAGTCCACTGTCGGAACTAATACTGTCGTGACGATCGTAAAACTCGATCCGAACGATCAGTCCGCAACTCCGCGAGGGGTTTACTTCAACGTAACAAACGCTGCTGCGCAGCTACAGGCATAAGGAGAACTGAACATGACAATGGTGCGTGGGCAGTTCTCACAACTTATGGCTCCCGGTCTGCACGACGAGTTCTTGCATTGGGTCGATCTTCTTCAGCGCGACGAGGAGTATTCACACATATTCCACGTCGAGACGTCGAAGATGGCCTATGAGGACGAAGTCGAGTTCGCCGGCCTGCCGCCTTTGGTTGAGAAGCCGGAGGGTGAAGCTATTTCATACTCCGACGCCATCCAAGGCGGTTCCAAGCGGTACTTGCACCTGACCTACGGTCTGGGCGTTCGCTCATCGTTCGAGTTGTACGAGGACGATCAGTACAACGTAATCAACCAGGTTCCGAAGGCTCTTGCGCGTAGCGCTCACTTCGTGAAAGAACAGCAGGCTTTCAATGTCTTTAACCTTGGATTCACTACGGTTACGACGACTGACGGTCTTTCGCTGTTCAACACATCGCATCCTCTGCTCGGTGGACCGGCTGCAACCAGTATCACTCCGGGTATTGCCAACATTATTGCGTCAGCCGGGACTTACCCTAACAGACCTCTTGTGGATGTCGACCTTTCTTTCACCGCGATCCAGCTGATGGTCAACTTCTTCGAACGTCTGCCGGATAGTCAAGGCTTGCCTATTACCATCAAGCCTCGGACGGTGGTCATCCCACCGGAGCTCAAGTGGATTGCTCGAGAGATTCTCGGCTCTCCACACAAACCCTACACTTCGGACAACGAAATCAACTCGATCCTCGCAGAGGATTTGCAGTATTTCGTTTGTCACTACCTGACGTCGCAGAGCGCTTGGTTCGTTCTTGCGGACAAGATGTCGCACCGGCTGAAGTTCTTCGTGAGGCACGAGCTTGACGAAGACTTCGCGGACGACTTCGACACCCGTTCGATCAAGCAGGTCAGCTTCATGCGCATCTCAGTGGGTGCGACGGTGTGGGAAGGCACGTTCGGCTCGAACGGGCCGTAGAGGAGACGATGTGCCAAATCAGGCACATAGTGGCGTACATGGTGACCCCTGGCATCGTTGCGATATTTGTGGGTGGGATTATCGAACCTCACAACTCCGACGACAGCCAGGGGTTCATCGCGGTTTGCTTGTTTGTCCCAACTGTTGGGATAATCCCCTTACCTTTTATCGGGATTATGTAATACAGGAGGTTTTGTCTCAGTCGGCAGATCAGGAGATGCAAGTTGCGGATATTCTCCAGCAGCCAATAGCATCTGACGATGATGAGCGCTAGAGCTTGGAACCTCGGTGACTCGTTTAGTTGAAGCTTGGGGCTGAGGTGGATACGGCGGTCGTTTTAGCGAGGTTCCAAGGTTTTTTGGCTTAGTAGCTAAAGCGTCGAAAAGACGCTCAAGACTGAGGAGGTCTTATGCCGCATACAAAATCAAGGTTCATGCAGGATTTGGGTTTTAACGACGCGCGTGTTAGAGTCACGACAAACGATTTTCTTTTCACCGGAGCGACACTAGCTGTGACTCGCGTTGCGGCGGGCCAGTGGGCGGTGGTTCTTGGAACGCCAGCGGCTCAGGCGAATACGTTTGCGGTAAACGTCACGCAGCAGCTCGTGCGTCGGTTGGGTTTCTTCGAAGATTTGCAGGAGCAATTCGGTGGAGCCGGTATTGCTGCCTCGGCTGAGTATCAGGGCCGTCCTGATACTATCGGCTCTATGAACACCGGACAGCAAATCACCCCTCGTACGGCGTT